TTTGTTATTAATTGGTAATTTTATTTGTTGTGTTTGTTATTATAATTGGTAATTTTATTCTAAATATGATAATAAATGTTCTTTTTTTAGTTCATCTAATGTCCATATTTCATATCTTCCATTTGGTAAAGGTCTTTTTATTTTATACGGAATCATATTTAATTTTAATTCTTCTTCAGCAATTTTATCATAACTTAAACTTTGATAATTTTTAATCATTGGTTTTGCACCTAGAGTTAATTGCTTTGTTCTTTCACCTAAAATCCTAACCATTTCATATTTTGTTAATCTATTAGGTGAAATTCGTTTACTTGGTTCTACCATTTTCTCTATTATTTCTTGTTTAATATCACTATCATTAATTTCAAAAAAATCATTATCATCTTCAATTATTTTTTCAACTATACATTCCGGTTGTTCACCTTCTTCTCCTTCTTCTACAAAATCAACTTCAGACTCATCTTCATCAACTTCAATTTCTTCATCTTCATATTCAGATTCAACATTCTCAGATTCAACTTCATATTCATCATCTGAATCTTCTTTAGTTTTCTTTGGTTTTTTAGTTTTAGTCATATATATATATCATAATAGATTTTTAAATAATATTATCAATTTTTTTAATTAAATAAAATACACGTGGTTATTAATAGTTTTAAATTTTTTAATAGGATTTTTTATAACTGATTTAAATGTATTCAAATCAGATATTATAATATCATTAATTTCTAGTATTATATCACCAACTGGATAATCAGTAAATTTTAATTTTGAATAATTTATGTCTGATAAATAAATTGTAAATAAGTTTTTATAATCTCCAATTCTTTCGTAAATTTTTATTTTTTGTACTATTGTTAAATTTAAAGTTTTAAAATTTTCATAATGATAATTTGATACTATGGATATAATTAATCCATTATTTTCATAATAATATGGATCAGTCAAACCATAATAATAATCAGGTAAATTAGTAATAACATTTTTAAATGTTATTTTAGTTGAAAAGTAATTTTTTCTTTTTATTGAATAATATTTTATATTAATTTTATCTCCTTCAATAAACCATAAATGTAAATCACATAATTCTATTTTTTCAGGAAAAAATTCAAATTTTAAATACCCATCATTATTTATTATAGAATTATCAATCGATATAATAATATCACCTATTTCAATATTAGAGTTTTTTAATGGCGATAAATCATGAACTTTTGTTAGAATAACACCATCTATATTAAAATATTCTTTTTGTTTTATTTGTTGATATTTAAATAATAAGTTTGGTTTTAAATTTATTTTTTGTAATTTATTATTATTTAATTTCCAATATATTAAAAATCTAAAAATTGGTATTGAAAAACCTACATTTGATGCATCGCCAATCATTTTAGATTGATTTACACCTATATATTTATTTCCATCTAATATTGGACCTCCTGAATTGCCACTATTTAATGGTGAATCTGTTTGTATTACAGAATCTTGATAACCAGAAATGATACCTTTAGTAATTATAACAGTTTTTGAACTATATGGAAATCCAACAGTTAAGACTTCTGAGTTTTCTTTAGTTGTTTTTATTTTATAATCTAATATATTGTAATCTTTAAAATCATTAATAAATTCTAAAACTGCAAGATCATCATTTGGAAAAATATATTTAATATTTGCTGATTTTTCAATTTCATTTAACTTAATTTTAATATTTAATGAATCATGAATTACATGATAACATGTTAATATTTCATTTTTACTTATTAAAAATCCAGTTCCAGATGATTGAATATTTTTAAAAATATTCAATGGATGATTTAAATCAATTTCCGTTTTTTGAACTATTATTTGCACTATAGAATTTTCAATTTTATTCATTAAAATTAATTAGATAAATTATTTTATTAAAATTTAATAAGAAATAAAATATAAAAATATATATTTTCTAAATTTAGTTAATGAATAATTTAGAAAATATTTTGAGTATAAAAACATTTTTAGAAGCAGTTGTTATAGGTTTAATAACATTTATAATCGGTAAAATTGCATTTAATATAACAATAAATAAAAGTAATAATAAAGACGAAGAACATAAAGTTCCGTATGGCTTAGATTTGACATTTTTTGTTACAGGTTTTTTACTTCATTTATTCATTGAAATTATTGGATTAAACAAATGGTATTGTGATAAAAAATGTATTTCAGGTATCTCTAATCTGTCTAAATTATAAATTTTAGTGATTTATTTTTATTTTTTTTGACTCTACATGTTGTAAATCAATATCTTGATCATCATCAGTATCAATATCATTTTTAATTTCTGATATTAGTGTTCCATCAATTGAATCAGACATTAAATTTTCTATCATATTTTTATCTGCATTTTTAGATTCAAATTTTATATCATGAATAATTTGACTGTGTAGTATATTTAGTTTTGTTAAAAATCTTTTTAAATTTTTAATTTGATTTGTATGAAAATATTCCAAATAATTAGTATATAAATCAATATTTTCTTTTATCATTATTAAATCAAATTTATAAGTATTTACAAAGTTATTCAAATTTAAACCTGCTTCATTTGAAACTTGATAATTTTTATATTTCAATTCTTTTGATAAATAATAATTTGATAATTCATTAATAATTGATAATAATAATTCATGTAAATTTACTATTTTTTCAGAATCATATTCTTTAAATGGTTCTAAATCTTTATATACACCTATGTTATTTTCTACATTTAATATATCCAATAATTTTTGTTCTTTATAATTTTTTTTTACATATGTTGATATAATTTTAAACAATTTATAGTACTCACAATAAATTCTATTATTTAATAGTAAATTAAATTGTTTCATATGTTTTACTTCAACATCTATTAATCTTCTCTGAAAAAATAATGAATCTAAACCAAAAGTGTAATTATTATCATTATTTGCTTTATGTAAATTAAAATAAATGTCTTTTAGTTTTAAGATTTTTAATTCAAGATTTTCAAAATTTGTGTAAATTTCTTTTCTCATATTTAAAATAATATTAAAATTATTTTTTAGTATATTAATTTTTGAATTCATTTAATCTAAATTAGAAAAAAATCTTATTAAATATAATGGAAAATACTGAAAGTAATAGTGGTGAACTATTAGCTGATAGTGGTGAAGATATTCAATGGACAGTTGAACATGAAGAAATATTAGTTGATTGGGCTGATAAAGCAATGTGTTATGGAAGACTTCATACTAAATCAAATCAATATTATTCTTATCTTAATAAATGGTTTACAATACCAGTTATTATTATGTCTATCATCACAGGTGTAGGCAATTTTGCTTTTCAAAAATATCCTCCTGATATTCAAATATTAGGAGCTAATGTTATTGGAGGTATAAATATTTTAGGAGGAATAATTTCTACAATTGGACAATCACTAAAAGTAGCTGAACTTAATGAAGGACATCGTGTTAGTGCAATTTCATGGGATAAATTTTATCGTAATGTTAAAGTTGAATTGGCTAAACATCCAGATGAGCGTATGGGACCAAAACATATGTTAAAAGTTTATAAAGAAGAATTTGATAGACTTATGGAAATTAGTCCTCCAATTAGAGAAAAGACTATTGAAGAATTTAAAAAAAATTTTAGTAATATAAATGATATTGAAAAATTTAATAAATTTAAGGAATTAAAAAAGCCTGAAATATGTGATGAACTTATTAGTACAAATGATTTTAGACATAAATGGTATAAAGAATCAAATATTGAAAATGTTGAATTAACTAAAAAGAAAAGAAATATTGAAAACAAAGAAGCAATATTTATAAATTTTAAATTACAATTCCAACAATTTAATAATCGTGAACCACTTGACCATGAAATTATTGATAATTTAAAAGATAAAATTGAACTAAAACACTTACAGACTTTTATTGATAAATATAAAATTAACAATTTTGAAGGAGTCCTTTAATTATTTGCCAAAAATATCTGAACCTAATGATGGATTACCTGTACATAATACTATTGATGAACCATAAAATATATTTTTATAATTTAAATAATCATTATAATTCCAATCGGTTGCTCTAAAAAAGCCATATTTTTTAAAAAATACAAGTAAATTTATTGCACCTTTTAATGTAACTATATATGCTAATGAACAAGGATTAACTGTATTATTTAATTTACAAATATTATCATTATATTTTTGTCCTAATTTTTCTAAATCATTTGTTTTTGTTAAATCCCATGCAACAAAATGTTCGTATGATGCAAATTCATGAAAACCTATATTTACTATTTCTGCATCTATTGGTATTGAATTCATAACTCTATTTAGATATGTCAAAAAATTATCTCTAAAGATCACATCATCCTGACAAATAATTATATAGTTATAACGTTTTTCAACCATTTCTTTTAAAATATAAAAATGACTTAGTTGATTTCCCATTATTTTATTTTCAAATGGTTTACCTCTGTAATCAACATTTTTAAATAAAATAATTTCATCATCTTCAAAATTATATGTTAATCCATCTAATGCTTCAAATCTTTTAATTTTATGTTTTGGTATATTTGCTTTTAAACACTCATTTAAAAAATGATTATTACGATCAGGTCTTCTTTTTAAATTTATATAATATAACTTATCAATTTTATCCATTAATATTTTAAAATATAAATCTTTAAATGTAATATAATATAATTTTGACTTTCTTATCATAATAATTATTGTTTTTATTTCAATTTTTATTTATGATAAAATTAAAAGTTTTAATAAAGAAAACTTTCAATCAACAAATGCTGCATATCAAGCTGATGTTGAAGCAATTAGAAATTTATCAACTATTGCACAACAATTAACATTAAATAATAAATTAAGTTTACCAGGTGGTTTAAGTATTACAAATAACTTATTAGTTGGAGGAGAATTAAGTGTTAAAACTGGTGATCCTGGAAAACAAGTTAAAATTGGTTCTTCTCAGATTAAATTTAGAGGTGATGGTATTGTTCATTATGGTTTAACTAATGATAAAGATGGTAAATTCAAAATATCTAATCTAAGTGGAACGGGAGATGTAGGTTCTGGGTGGGTTAATGATTGTGTAGTTATTGATTCAAAAGGTAATATTCAATTAGGTGGTGATGTATTAGATAAATTAAGTGTTACTCGTTTTAGTGATGAAGGAGGTCAAATATCAATTAAAAATTCAAAAAAAAATGGTATGGTTGGAAAAGCTAATGAGTGGGTTATTTTTAACATGACAGGAGTTTATGGTGATAAATTAACATTTTGGAAATACGGTACAAGTATTGATAATATTCTTGTACTAGAGTTATATGATAATGGTGATGTTAAAATAAATGGGTCATTATATGTAAATGGTACAAAAAGATTTTAAATAAAAACTTATTTTTTAATATAGAATAACATATATGCATTTTTAAACTGTTTTTGTTTAATTAATTTTGGTTCACATGCATCATTAAATATATACCATTTATTATCAAATCTATTTTTTACTGCTGATACGTAATGTCCTACATCTAAAGATTTATGTAATAACTCTTCATGAATATTAACACCAATTAATTCATATTTACAATTATTTTTAAAAGGTGAATTTTCATCATAATAATCATTTAAATTTAATTCATTAATTGGATATTCTATTTGATTTGTTATCTTAGCTACTTGCTGACCATATTCATTCATTTTAAATCTCTTCAAATGAATAATTAGTATTTTTGGTGTTTTCCATAATTTTGTTTTTCTTGTGCTTTTATTTTTAATTCCACAAAAATCACAATTAGCTTTATTATGTTTATCAAATTTTTCATCTTTAAATGTATAATTCATACATTCTGTTAATGTATATTTTTCTTTATTATTTTCTAATGGTATATCTAAACTTAATGTTATAAAATTTTCAAATGATGGTGCGTGTGAATTACAATATTCACATACAATATTTGATGTTATAGAACCAATAAATAGTTCTCTAATTATTGAAAATTCATTTTTATTTCTATCTAAACCACATATTTGGTATATATCAGATGAAGTTATTTTTTGATTTTCAATATTTAAAAAATCTTTTCTTCCTGGTATAAAATCAATTTTATTCCCCAATTCTTCTTCTAATTGTGTTATCATAAATATTAAAAATTCTTGCGAATCTTGTTGTGCTATCTCACCCCACATTGGATTCTTTTTTGCTAAAAGTTTTTTAAATGTTGTAGGTGTAATATTAATATTGTCGTTTTCATAACTTAATTTTATTATTCTGTATAATTCATATACAACTAATTTTGATAGTTCTACACCTTTATTACGAATATCATCTAAAAATCCTTCTAATACTATATAATCAGAAAAATAAGGTATTTGTTGTATTATATGTAATATTGAATTTATATAACAAGATATACCATTATCATTCTTAAATTTTGAAATTCCTATTTCTATTGACATATTTGAAGGATTAATTAATTATATGTTAATATTATCAATTTTTTCTAATTAAATTTAATGAAAATAAACTTTCAAGAAATTTTAAATATTAAAAATAATGATCAACTTAAAAAATTTAATATTAATGAACCAATATTTTTTAATAATTATTTATTTCATTATTTAATAATATTTAACAAATTAGATATTTTAAAGTTAAATAAATTTCCAATTTATAAAGAAAATGATGAAGGTATGAATGGATTTTTTTTAGCAGCTAAATATGATAATATTGATATATTAAAATATCTAATTGAAACATATCCTGATTATATTTATAATAAAAATGATAAAAATGAATTGTTTATAAATTATTTAAATCCAGATTTAATAATGGAGCTTTTAGATTATAAGTTAGAATGGAAAAGATTATTTTTACAAAAAATTTCATCAGAAATTATAATTTATGACTTGTTATTATCTGAATGTAAATTTAATGATATCTTAAAAATATTAAAAATATATAAACCTAACGATTGTCATCTTAATGCTTTAATTATTAATGAAAATATATCATCTGATAATATAATTACAATTTTAAAAATGTTTGATCCATCTATTTATAATTTAAGAGATAGTGAAGATATAAATATATTGTTTTCTGCTATTACTAGAAATGATATAAAACTAATTAAATTTTTATTAGATAGTGGTATCGAATCAAATTATTTTACAATGGTAAACACCTATTCACCATTAATGTTTACATATTTTAATAATAATTTAAAAATAACCAAAATAGTTTGGGATTATATTAAAAATAATTTTGATTATTCTGCAACAACAAAATCAAATGAAAATATTGCACATTTTTTGCTTAAAAATAGTTATCTTGATCCTTTATCATTAGAAATATTATCTAATTGTAATTCCTATGTTTGGCATCAACATAATGTTAATAAAGTAACACCATTACATTTATTAACTAAATTAAATTTTGAAAATTATTATAAAATAATAAAAGATCAAGAAATAAATTTAAATGTTATTGGACCTAATAATAAAATTTTAAAAGATTATTTAAAAGAAATTAATGCAGAAAATTGGATGCAATATTTATCAACAAAAAAAGAATATAAAGAATTAAATGATGTTATAATTGAAAAATATGAATATTCGCATGGTAATTTATTTCAATCAAAATTTAAAGATATTTCAATGATTATTTTAACTCTTAAAAATAAATATGTTAATTTATACCTACCAAATATTGATGATGTTTCACTAAAAAATTTAAATGCTTCTGATAATATTACAATTACATGGCCTGATTCTATATTTGATTTTTCACCAATTTTCCCATGGATTATTTGTTATGAATCTGAAGATAAATATTGGATACACCAAAACTTGAATAATTTAATAAATTCTACCAGAAGAGAAAAAACACATGATTTTGGTTTTGTTTATTTATCATTAACTGTAAACAATATTGGATTACATGCAAATATTTTAATTTATGATTTTAACAGAATGACTATAGAAAGATTTGATCCATATGGTGATACTGTATATTTTGATAAACAATTAGATGAAATTTTGGAAGAAGAATTAACCTGGAATACTGGTTTTAAATATTTAAAACCCTCTGATTATATGTCTGTTTCTGGATTTCAAACAATATCAGATGAACTAAATCCACTAAATCAAAAATCTGGTGATTTTGGAGGATTTTGTTTAGCTTGGTGTACATGGTATTTAGAACATCGTATTAAAAACTCTAAAATTGATCAAAAAGATCTTGTTAAAAAATTAATAAAAAAAATGTCTTCTATGGATATAAGTTTTATGGAATATATTAGAAATTATGCTAATAAATTAAATGAAGAGAGAGTTCTCAATTTAATAAAAGCAGGTATTGATGAGAAAAAAATATCAAATACAATAATTGATAATAAAACAAATAATATATTAAATAAATTTTTAATTACTCAGTTTTCTAAAACTTAATCACTAATAATAAGTTTGCATAGTAATCAATTTATTTCTTAATTTTTAAAACTTAATTACTAATAATAAGTTTGCATAGTAATCAATTTATTTCTTAATTTTTAAAACTTAATTACTAATAATAAGTTTGCATAGTAATCAATTTATTTCTTAATTTTCAAAACATAATTCTTAATGATTCGTTATTATTTAGATTCATCGTCACTAGACCAGTATTTATAATTTTCATCAAGTAATGGAGGTTCATCATCTTCAATTAAATCTTCTTCTTTTGGCTGTAATAATTTCCAAGTTTCAAGAATTAAATCTTTGAAATTATAACTCATATCATTAATACAATTAAAAAAAGCTTTTTTATTTTTTGGATCATGGAATTTATTTTGGTTTTCTAATATTTCTTTCATCTTATTTTGAAATTCCAATGGTATTTTTTCACGAAAATAATCATCAAACTCTGCTAATATAGATATACTATTTAAAAATTTTAATGAGCTTTCAAGTACTTCATTAATAAAATCTATTTTATTAACTTTTTCAGGTTTTTGTGTTTGATGATTAATTCTAGTAAAATGCTTACCTTCGAGTGTAGTTGTACAAAAAGAATGATTTTCAGGTATATTTTTATTGAAATTTAAGTTTTTAATACAAGTAATTGGCATATTATTACCAGTACTTAATATTTTTAGTATATCGTTAAATGGAACTGAATCAATTTTCTCACAACCTATTTGGTTTATTACTATATTATTAATATGTTTATTATCTATTGTTCCATTATTTATGTTATTATTACAGTTATTTTGGTTTATATTTTGTATATTTTTATTTTTTAATTTATTATTTTCTGTTACTAATATTTTTTTCTTTGATTCTAGTATTTCAATTTCTTTTTTTAATTTAATTAATTTATTATTTTTACATTTTTTTTCGTGACGCCATTTATTATTATAATGGCTGAAAATTTTATTACAAAATTTACATATTTTAGTTTTTTCTCCTTCAATATTTTCACAATGATTGTTTTTGATTGGTAAATGATTATGCATATGATTATTTTTGATTATATCATTTGTATGAAATTTTTTGTTGTGGTTCCATAAGCTTTTGTAACTTGAATATATTTTATTACATTGTTTACAACTATGTAATCCATCAGTAATATCCATTTAATATATAATAGAAATTATATCCTTAAATGATTTTAAAAAGTGGAAAGTGGATATCCACTTTTATTAAATATTTTTTTTTTTTTCCAAAAGATTTTATTACTTTTTGTTTGTAAAGTTGTAATCTTATTAACAAGATCAAATGTACCCTTATTCCAGCACTATCAATAAGTTAAATAAATTTTTGATTAATTGATTTTCAGAACAATAAAAAAGATTATAATTTTATGTAATTTTAGAAGGTAATAAAACTGTACTATTTATATAATCAGTTGTGTTTATAATTATTTAATTGATTATAAAATGTATTTTTTTACTATAGATGTATATTTATTAATAAAATAAATTTTTAATTAGAATACTAATTAAATATCCCAAATATCATCGAGTTTTAATTCTTCACCTTGTGGTTCTTCTGAATAATCGAATATATCAGATTCATCAACCGTAACAGATTGTTTAGGCTTACCAATATGATTTAAATCATATAACTTTTGAACTTCTGCTTCACTATATTTATGATTTATAAAATATTGATTCTTTGAAATACCAGGTTGAATTACAATATAATCTTTGACTTTAATTATTTCTTTATTTGGTCCTGCACTAAAACTGCGTAGAGCTGATGCTTGAACTTCAATGTTTTCATTAAAAATATGAACATTAAAACGACAACTACCTAGTGTTCCAGTAATTACACCAATCATTTCACCTTCATTCTCATTTGGAATTTTTAAATCATTACTAATAAAAATACGTTTTCCTCCTTTACTATGTTTTTTAATATGTGTATCTCCTTTTCCCATATATGTAATATATTGTAACCTATATTTTTTTTTTTCAATTTTTTTATATTATATTGTAATGACTGATTATAAAAATAAATATATTAAATACAAAAATAAATATATAAATTTAAAAGGTGGTAAAATACCATTTTATAATCCTAATTCTGAAGAACTTAATGAAACACATATTTTTCCTACAGAAAATAATATAATATTTGATGTAAACCATTTTATATATACGAGAAAACCACTAAATAATTCATTAAATTTTAAAGATATTTTTAATTTTCAAGAAAATAAAATAATTATTAATGAAGAAAATATAATACCATTCCATACATTATTTTTACAGTTCAATTTTAATATAATTGAAAATTTTAAAAATTTATGTGAAATGTCAAAATTATCAAATAGGGAAAAAAAAAGTGTAATAAATAAATTTATGGAACATTTTGTTTTTTCTAAAGATGGAAGATATATTGGTGTATCAGCAAAACCAAATCAATTAACAAAATATATTTATATAAATAAAATACTTGAATATTTAAGAATTATTTATAATACAGATATAAATATTAAAGATCAATTATTAGTATTATATGATTTGAATGAACAAAAATTAATTGATTTATATGATATGTTTGATGTGTATAATGATTATACAAATAGAAATATAAAACTTGATGATTATAAAGCTATAATTTTAGAAAATAAGAATAAAAATGAAATTGATCTAATTATTGGAAAAGAAATAGAATATATTGAATCTTTTAGAAAATTTATTAAAATTATCGATAATATGGACAACTCACTAAATAATTTTCTTAAAATTAAGCCCTCATTATTATTTTTTTCATGTTACCTAAGTGAAAGACTTAAAAATAATTGTTTAACAATTGGAAGAATATCATCAAAATTATTTTGTATTAGTATGTATGATTATGTATTAAATCTTATTGGTAATAATACACTACCTGAACCAATAGAAAACCCTACAGTAAAAAATTTATATAACTTTTCACTTTTACCAAATGTTTACAATTATGGTAAGAGTGTTTATGATGGTAATTCATATGCTGATTGTGTAGAAACAGGTTTATTACATTTAATAAGATGTTTGATTTATAATACAGAAACACAAAATTATGATCTTTCATTATTAGAAAATATAAAACATAAAATTGATAATGAAGAATCTACAATAAATCAAACAATTAATATTGAATTACTCAATTTATTACAAAGACTTACATTACAAAATGAAAACAGTGATGAAATAAAAAATGTATTTTCAAATATTGTTTCTAATATTGAAGATGCACAAAAAGCAAATATTTATAAACAAGGAAACTATGAAATTAAATCTTCACAAACTAATTTTAATTTTATGATTAAAAAATTATTAGGAATTGATGAAATACAAAAAATTAAATCTGAAAATATTAAAATAAAAAAATCAGATAGATCTTATGAAATTAAATACGCAAATGTAGCAAGTAGTATAATTATTACTGTGATAATAGGTCATACATCTGTTGGTTATAATACAAATTATAAGAAAAATTTATCAAATTATATTTATAAAGACTTAATAATATTATTAACAGATAAATATTATATACATGATAAAATACATTTTGATATTGAAAAATATTTAATATATGAAAACCATATATTAAGTTTACATTTAAAATTTATGTTATTAAATAAAAATTTGTATTTTATTGGTGATGGAATAGAAACAACAGATTTAGTTACAATAATAATTAAAAAATCAAAAGTTATATTACCATTCTTTAGTAAAGCTTCTGCAAATTTTACAGAACAAGAAATAATATCTATTATATTAGAAAGTCAATTAATAAAATATATTTTTTATAGAATAGATGAGTTATCTGATATTCCAGAATCTATCAAAATTTTTTCAATATTGTTTAATGAATATAAAGATGTTATAATAAATAATAATTATTATGACTTTATTGATCAGGAATATGATATAAAAATTCCTAGTAATACTAATAACTATACAATAAAAAATTTGGCAGAAGATCTAATTATTAAACCAGAATTTAATGAAATAATTGATAAAGATCTTGTTATTAAAACATTATTTTAAGCACCAAAATTTTTTCCTTTGACACCATTCCATTCTCATCAATTCTTTAAACTTAAAAAAATCCATATCTGAATCAGGTTCATATTGTTGAATTTCATTATTATCATCCAAGTAATCAAAATAATCATAATGACGTTGATTTTCATTATCATACATATAACATTGAATTGTTATGCATGTTTCTTTATTTGTTTCCAAATTTTTTAATTGATGAATTTGATTTAATGTTGGACTTATCCAAGTTATATCATCTTTTATAAAATTTGCATTTCCAAATGGTTTATCGGCACCTAAATATGCAAATAAACTAACATTAATTGTTCCTTTTAAAACACGGATAATTGCATGAGCTTCTGCATGATTATGTATAGGAGAATAATGACCAACCGGCCAAATTTCCATAACATATGGTATTCCTGGTGATTCTCCGTTATTTTGTCCTAATGTAATTCTTAAATAAGTTTCTAATATATTTGGTTTGTCTTTATTAAATTCACGGCTTTTTTCTTGTAACTTTTCATAACACCATTTTCCTGGTGTTTTTATACTATATTCAATTGCTTTTGAAAAATCTGGAAAATCTTTATCATTTAATATAAATTTTTTTCCTGCAATGCTATTATATAAAATTTGACTTGTTGGTGATAATGATGCATATGGTATAAATAAATTTTGTGCAATATCATTCATTTTTAGTTCATCAGTATTTTTAATACATAGTGGTACTGAATTTGTAATTGGATCTCTCAATAATTTTATTGGTTCAATATTTTGTAAATCATAAATATTAACTAATTTTTCCATTTTTTTTTTCATGTCTATAAAATTACACATAAATGTTTGTGTTTCTATTCTTGGTTCTCCAATTCCAAATTGTATTTTCTCATTTTGTGAATCTAAACTCAACCAAAAATATTTACTATCAATATCTTTTAGCATTTTATTATAATTAATTTCGTTTTGTGAATCTAAACTCAACCAAAAATATTCTTTATTATTATCTATTCCTTTTTTATTAAAAAGTTGATTTGTTTGATTAAGAAGTTGATTTGTTTGATTAATAACTTCATTTGTTTTATCAAGAAGTTCATCTGTTTGGTTATTTGATTGATTATTATTTTTATTATCAGTTATATCAATTTGATTATTACTTTCTTTTATATTTATATGATTATCATTTATATTTATTAAAAGTTCGAATGTATTATCTTTATTACCAATTTTAAAAGTTAATTCATCATCTTTTTTTTTATATTTAAAAATAAAAACACCTTGACCATGAACAAGAAATTTTATTGAATTTTTGTTTTTTATTTTTAATGATTTTGGTAAACTATTTTTTTTATTAGTAAGTGTCATATAAATATAAAAAAAATATATCTTTAATTATTTATCTTCATCACTTGAATCTATATAATTAAAATTTTCATCAATTAATAATTCTTCATCAGAATTATCGTTTTGTTGTATTAATTTCCAAGTTTTTAATTAATATTTTGCATAAATAATTAAGCGGAACAATTTTCACAAACTGAATGTTCTTCTGTAAGAGCTTTAACTTTATTTAAAATATTATTATCAACAGTAACCTTAGTAGCTTCTTTTGCAGGTTTACTCCTTAAATAATAAATACCAGTTTTAAGACCATTTTTCCAAGCCCAAAAATGTGATGAATGTAATTTTTGAAAATCAGGTACTGGCATAAATATATTCATACTTTGGGTTTGATCAACAAATGGTCCTCTTGCAACTGCATTTTTTAATGTCCAAATTTGTTTAATTTCCCAAATGGTTTGAAATAATCTTCTAATTTTTGATGGAATTTCATTAAAATTACTAATTGAACCATTATTTGCAATAATCATTTGTTTCATCTCATTTGACCATAAATTTAAATCATAAAGTTCATCAATTAAATATTTATTAACTAATGGAAAATCACCGGCTAATGTTCTTCTTGTATAAATATTATTTGTGAAAAATTCAAAGCATTCATTATTTCCAAGAATTTGACTTGTCGATGCAGTTGGCATTAAGGCAGTGACTAATGAATTTCTTACACCATATTTTTTAATTGATTCAGTTAATTCTTCCCATCTTTCTTTATACATTAATTCATTTCTATCAATATTCCACAAATCAAATTGGAATTTACCTTCACTAATTGGTGAACCTTTAAATGTTGAATATGCACCTTCATCATTTTCTTTGGCTAAATCATGTGAAGCAGTAATAGCAGCTAAATATATAGTTTCCATCATTTTTTTATTAAATTCTATAGATTCATCAGAGTCATAAGGTATTTTTAATAAAACTAATGCATCAGCTAAACCTTGAATTCCTAAACCGATTGGTCTATGTCTCATATTAGATAATTCAGCTTCAGGAACAGGATAATAATTAATATCAATAATTTTATTTAAATTTTTGGTTGCAATATAAGCAGTATCATATAATTTATCATAACTAAATATTCCTTTAACATATTCAAATAAATCATCATATCCACCAATGTGTTTATCATTATGATAAATTTGTGGATATGTATTGGCATTACTGGGTAATTTATTTTTAATTTCTAAATATTTAATACCTTTATTAGTTAAAAATGTTTTTGCATAAGTACAATATTTACAGTTATCTTTACTATAGATAACCCATTCATCATCTTTATTAAAAATAAATGGTTCAATAAATTTATTAATAGCAATTGATGCCAAATTACATACGGCATATTCTTTATCATCAGAGTATTCAACAATTTCATTACATAAATTTGATGATTTAATTACACCTATATTTTTTTGGTTTGATTTTTTATTAACAGAATCTTTGAAGGTTATATAAGGTGTACCAGTTTCAACTTGTGATTCTAGAATTAATTGCCAAATATCACGAGCTTTAACTTTTTCTTTAAATTTATTTTCTTTAACATATGACCAATATAAATCTTCATAATCATTACCATATACATCAGATAATCCTTTACAAGTATCCGGACACATTAAATACCAATCATCATTATTTTCAACTTGTTTCATAAACAAGTCAGAAATCCATAGAGCAGTAAATAAGTCTCTAGCTCTTTCAGTTTCTGCTCCAGTATTTTTACGAAGCTCTAAGAAAGCTTTTATATCTGGATGATGAGGTTCCAAATAAAAAGCTATGGATCCTTTCCGTTTCCCTCCTTGATCGATGTAACGTGCTATTTCATTATATACTTTTAACATTGGTATGATGCCACTTGATGGTCCATTAGTTCCCCTAATTAAAGAATCTTTAGCTCTAATATTTGAAATATGAATACCAATACCACCACCCCATTTACTAATTTTAGAAACATCCGACCATGTCTTGGTAATACCTTCTAACGTATCATCAGAACCAACTAAATAACAACTAGATAATTGTGATCGTTTGTTTCCAGAATTAAATAATGTTGGTGATGCATGTGTATAATATCCTAATGACATAATATCATAAGTTTTTTTTGTTAATTCCAAATTACCTTTATTTATAAATGATGCAACCCTCATAATCATATCTTGTGGTCTTTCAATAATTTTATTACCAATTTTAATAAGATATGCTCTTTCTAATGTTTTAAAACCAAAATAATCATAAATATAATCTCTAGAATAATCAATCATTGAATTAATTTTATTTTTATTTTCATTAATCCAATTTAGCCAATCTGAATCTAAAATATTTAACTCTTCTTGAATTAAATTCTCTTTTTCAACAAATGTATCTAATGTTTTTTTGTGTAAATTGCTGATTAATATTCTAGATGCTACTGAAGAATATAAATAATGTGTAGTACATAAATTTATACAAATTTTTGCAGACTCTAAATCTAATTCCTCAGTTGTAATACCATTATAAATAGATGCTACTGTTTTTTGTGCAATAATAACTGGATCCACGTACTTTTTCTCATTATCATCAATAAGTTTTGAAATTCTTTCTGTAATTTTATCAAAATGTACGGCTTCCATTTTTCCATTTCTTTTCATAACAAACATACTATCCATATAATTAAATTTATATATTTTTATATTCAATTTTTTGTAATTATAACAAATCAATATAAACATTATGATATAATTAATCATTAATTTTTAAAAATTTTTCCCATATACCATTTAATTGCATAATAATTTTTATCAAATAATTTATAATATCCATGATAATTTACATTAATAATTGATTTATTTTTATATTTAATAGTTGATTTACTACGTAATTTATTAATAAATATTTCACTATAATTTGGTTTATAAAAATATTTTGGTTTTATGTGTTTTGCAATTTTATATAATAAGCAAGGACCTGTTGGACATAATGCACATGTGCCATAATAATTTTTGTTTACATTAATAGTAACTTGATTAATTAGTTTCAACATTAATGGATTATTTTTTTCAACTAATATTATAGCATTTAAATAAGCTGTAAGAATATAATCTTCTGTTAAAATTATTTTTTCATCTTTATCAATAATATCTCTTAAAGGAACTCTTAATATTTGTTTAATATCAAAATAACAACCACCAGTTATATATAAAATACAATATCTAAAAAGATCAGCCTTATATGCACCTGGTATTAATTTATTATACGTATTTAAAACTTGATCATCAAAATGTGTTTTTATAAATTCAATACAATCATTATCATCATATAATTTATATTCATATTCAGGATTTAAATCAATAAATGTTTGAATAGCACTATAACACGCATTACTAACTTCATTACTTTTAGTTGTTTGTATTATTATTTTTGGAATATTTTGTTCTTGATTAGTAACAGTTTTTTCAAGTTTAAATGGTGTTTCATAATTTAAAATGATCTCATTAGTATCATTTTCTTTTATTGTAATATAAATTTTTTCAGTTTGTTTAATATTATATATACAAACCATAAAGGAACTAAATATTTTATCATCATCAAGTTTTCTAATTATTATTTTACAATTGTTATCATTATTCCAATAGATAATTATATGAAAATCACTAAAATCATATTTATCTTTAATAATCTTATATTTATTCTCTATTGGAATTAAATTTCTTGGAGGTAAATATTTAGTTATTATTTTTGTATTAGCATTTAAGTTATTTTTTTTTACTAATAAATGAATTGTTTCATTATATATTGATAAAAAAATTATTAATATATTTATTAATAAAATAAAAAATATAATCAATAAAAAATTTTTATTCATTATATTAGTTGTTATATTTTTAATTTACAATAAATTCTATATTTTTTAAAAATCATCTAATGCCACAAATGATGCATTATTGCTTGTATTAAGTACAGAAGCTTTTTGATATTGAGTAGGTCTTGACTCAAAAAAATTAGTTTTACCTTCAATACTAATTGATTCCATAAAATCAAAAGGGTTAGAAGTGTTCCATATTTTATTATATCCTAATGATTGAAGTAATCTATCTGAAACAAATTCAATATATTCTGACATTAATTTATCATTCATACCTAATAATGAACAAGGTAATGATTCACAAATAAAATTTTTTTCAATAGAAACTGCATCTTTAAACATATTATGTACAGTATTTTCGCTGATTTTATTTTCAATCATAGAATATAATAAAACAGCAAAATCAGTATGCATACCTTCATCTCTTGAAATTAATTCATTTGAATCACATAAACCTGGCATAAGGTTTTTCTTTTTAATCCAATATATTGCACAAAAACTACCTGAGAAAAAAATACCTTCAACAATAGCAAATGCAATTAATCTTTGTGCAAAAGTAGAATTACTTTCAATCCATTTTTTTGCCCATAATGCTTTATTTGATATACAAGGATATTCTGTAATTGCATTTAATAATTTATTTTTTTCTAATGTATCTTTTACAATATTATCAATCATTAAAGAATATACTTCTGAATGTATTGATTCCATCATCATTTGAAATCCATATGCAACAATAGCTTCTCTAAGTTGTACTTCTCTAATAAATCTTTCACCTAAATTTATATTTACAATTGTATCACTTGCAGCAAAAAAAGCTAAAACCATTTTTATAAAATGTTGTTCATTTTCATTTAATGAACAAAAATCTTTATAATCTTTTGAAAAATCTATTTCTTCTGCTGTCCAAAATGCAGCAACTTGTGTTTTATATGCTGACCAAATATTATGATACATTATTGGATATACTGTTAATCTATTATTTTCAGTCATTAATAATGGTTCATTTGAATCAATATTGATATTATTTTCAAAAAAATTTTGTGAGGTTTCCATAACTTATTATATATACCATAATAAAAATATTTTACAATTTTTTATATTTTAATTTTTAAACATAAATTTATATTTAAGATTCATACTGGAACAATAAAAAAAAATCTAGGCATAATATAAGATGACATTTCTTGGTAACAATTATGATAGACCTAAATTAACAGAATCTAAAATAATAAAAAAAATTATTGACACACAAGTTATTGAAATACCAAAAGAACAAAAAATATTTAATTATATTATGGAATTTCTATTTAATAATTATCAAACAATTATTTTTTGTACGATTATTATTTTAGCTTTATATTGGAGATATGAAGAAACCAAAAAAAAAAAAAAAATAGAAAAATTATATAATTAT